TAATTGTTTTAGTTCCACCATTTGCATAGTTAGCAGTTGGTGTTGCAGATGTTGAAGTAAAGCCTTCATCTAAATCCCATTCTTGGCTAACAATAAGGGCAGGGTTTGTTATTGTATAAGAAAAGTCAAAGTCTGTTGCTGTGGTTCCACTTGCAGGGCTAACGCTAATAATAGGATTATCAATTGATGCATCTTGATATGCAATGTTTCTTAATTGAAAAGTTACATCCCAATTGCTATAATTTATTGCGTGATTAATACCTATGATTGAGTATTTTCTATCAATAGTTAAAGATTCATTTACTTCATGAACAATCTCAATTGTATTTCCCATGTCTGCTACTCTTGCCATGTTTGGATACTTTGTTGCATCAAAAGTTAATGAGAAGATTTCTCTAATTGGCTCAGACATTTCTTGTAATACTTCATTTGCAATTGTTTGCATATCTTCAATATCATTTGTTGATACATTTACATTGGCTTGAGTCTTTCTCCAAATAGCAACAGAGTTATCGTTTGTAGACCTAATATTTGATTGAAATCCTTGAACAGTTAAATCGTTTACTACTCTTTCAAAGCCATCGCTAATCTGAATTGATTTATATGAAGCACCTGTACCGTCAGATTTAAAACTGTCACCAAAAATAAAGGTAGTAGAAAGATTATAGTTATCAAGATTATAAGGATTGTTAGGACTGTCTTTATCACAAGAGATATAAGATAAATGATTACTTCCTCTTCTTGCACTTAAGAATCCTAAATCTGTTTTTGCTCTTATTGTTAATGCATCCCATGCAGTTGTATTTGAACCAATTGCACCAACAGCATAGTCTGGTCTATCTACGATATATCTTGGAACTCCATTCATCCATGAAAATTCATCTTCAGTATCAATTGCAGCAAGAAGTTCATCCATTGTCCAACTTTCTTGAAGGGCAATAAAATCTTCAGATAATACATGCTTATGTAATTGACCAATAACATCAATTGCTGTAATTGTAACTATTGAATCTTCTGTCTTAGGTCTGTATTCAACATTTATACCTTCAATAAAACCAATAAAGATTGTTGATTGAACAGTAAGAGGATTACCATTGATAAGATTTTGGTTCTTTGCAGTAATGCGAATTTGATTGTTGTATCTTACTAAAGGATTTTGATATGGGTCTACTTCCATACTTCTTGTTCTAACAACCATCTGACCAACATCAGATTGTGTAAACGGTCCCTTGTATTCTTGAGCACCTCGTTTAATGTCTACATCAATGATGCCGTCTGTATACTCAAGCCATACAGAAGTTGCAGTATCGTAAATATACAGTTTAAAAATATCTGTTGGTCTAAATGACATTATAAAGTTACTCTCTGTTTTGCTGCTGATGAAATTCTTGAATACTTATCAACGGCACTTGTAACTGCTCTACCTACAGAGTAAGGGTCAGAGCCTGCACCTGCATTAATTGTAATGTTATACATATACTTCCAGATGTAACCATCAGAAGTAGCAATGTTACCATTTGAGGATGTATAATCGCCTGTGGGTTCTACTGTTGAAAGTGCTGAATTATTATTCGATAAGCATTTATAAACATTACGTGCAGAAGTCATCACATACATCGGTTTGACACTTAGAGATGTATTTCCAGTTAATAATTGTTCGAATGGAACAACATCATCGTTTAACGCTGTTTCAACAACTGGCGGTGGTGGTGGTGGAACTAACAGCAACGCAGGTTTAAACGGTGGTTCAGGTGGTGGTGCTGGTGCTTCGTCAGGTATTCAATACCTGGGCGGAACTGGTGTAGGCGGGGAAGGTTTTGCTGGTGGTACTACCACAGCCGCGTCATCAAACTCGGCTTCTGGTGGCGGCGGTTCTGCAAGTGTTGGTGCTAACTCAACAACCGCGCAAGCAGGTAACGGTGGTACTTCAACCAGTAGTTCAATTACAGGCACATCAGTTGCCCGTGCAGGCGGTGGTGGTGGCGGTCGCGCCACAGCTGGCGGAATGGGCACAGGTGGCGGTGGTGGTGCAACAGACGGAAACTCGGCAACAAATGCAACAGCCAACACAGGTTCAGGCGGTGGCGGTTCAGGACTCAACGCTTCGAATGCCGGCAACGGTGGTTCAGGAATTGTGATCATTCGCTATTCGGAAGCATTTGACGCTGCAGCATCAACTACTGGTTCACCGACATACACCACTAGCGGCGGATTCCGCATCTATCAATTCACAGGCACAGGAAGCATTACGTTCTAATGGCACACTTCGCACAAATTGACGACACCAATACCGTCCAGCGCGTTGACGTAGTGAACAACGCAGCAATTGACAATCTGCCGTTTCCAGAAAGCGAACCAGTAGGTCAAGCCTTCATTGCATCATTAGGCATTGAAGGAACATGGATACAAACCTCATACAGCGGTTCATTCCGAAACACCTATGCAGGCCCAGGCTTTATCTTTGATGCCACGCTCGGCGAATACGGCGAGTTTTACGACCCACGGCCACCAACACCGCCAACGGTAAAGAAATGACATGGCGACTGAAATTGTGGTTTCTATTGTCGGTGGGTGCTTCCTTGTATTGGTGGCGCTCATTGGCAAGATCGGCAGCGACAACAAAAAAGACCACGGACAAGTACACCAAACACTTGGCCGAATAGAAGAAAAGATTGACAACCATGTTAAAAATCACCGATAAAGACAAAGCAATGTTTGCCAGTTTGCGATTGCGATGTATTGCTCCGCGTGCGCTGTTGCATGGCTTGCAACTTGCCACGTATCCGTCTTCGAGCGAACCCCCACGATCTACTTCAACCAGATGATCTAGTTCTGTTGCTGGATTGCGATGACACCAATGGCATGTTGGGCTGTCTCGTAGTAGTTCATGTCTTGCTGCTTTGTATCTGTCGGTTGAGTATTCTGGGTTTTTCATTGGTCAAACAGCGTTTCTTGTTTGTTTGTTTGTTTGTCTATTGAATGATGATCGCCGTGTTCAATGCCTTTCATTGCATGGCAGTTATGGCATAGCAATTGGCATTTGTCTATTTCTTGTTGGACTGTTTGTTCGTTTGTTTTTGATAACAACCGCGCAACGTTTGCAGTCTTAATTGTGCGGTCTATGTGATCCCAGCAGAACATTGGCAGGTTTTCATTAGTAACAATTAGTTCTATGCCGGCATTGTAAATCGGATGCAATACGCAACGGCCGCGCAATTTCATGTTGGTATGGCTTAGCGTTCTGTTGTCTTTTCTACGTGCTTTTTCATACGCGTTGCCGGGTAGGCGTTTGTTTGGGTTGGCTTTGCGTTTGCCTCGAATACAGGCCATTGAGCAGTATTTGTATACACGGTTTGCATTTGGGTACACGGTTTTTGATGTTCCACACGTTTCGCAGCTGTAGGTGACGGTTTGCCTTGTTTTGGGTCTCCCGCGCTTCGCTTGGGCTGGCGCGGCGCAAGCGCCTTGCCCTTGGGTTGATGTTTGACTCATGCGTGTGTGTCCGTGTCTGTGGTGTTTTTATTTTATATATTCATATTAGGCAGGTCTAACACAGACAGTTGTGTGAATGCTCCACCCACCAGATTGCCCAACCTGGTTCCCTTTGCACTCACTAGTCGATTATGTTTACGACTCGCCTCGGCGCTTTGCCTTGCTCATTTCGTCTTGCATGATTAAGGGCGCGCCGATCTACCCACGTTTCCGTGTGTCACCAACTGCCGTGCGAATGGCTTAGGTCGTGCTACTAGCCGATTGTTTAAGCTCTGGGATTGCTTAAGGTGTAGAGAATGTACTCCATGTCACTTGGCTTCCAGACCGCTGCATGGCATCCAGCCATTTCGCAAGCGTTTAACCAAATCTTTTGTCCAGGCGTTAGTTTGCCTTTCTCTGCCTTTAACTCAATGACCAGCGGGCGCCCGCCTTGGAATGGGTGCACCATGAACAGATCAGGGAAACCTGCATCACCCTGCACGTTGGTTAGCCAGCGTCCTCGAGTGTTCTGTGCCGGCAGATCATGATGCACTAACCAGCCGTAACGCTTGGCGACGCTGATCACCATGTCCTTAAAGTCGGCTTCGCTGATCTTGGAATCAATCTTCATCAGCGGGCACAATTCTTTTGTTGTCTGCTAACCATTCCCATGCTTGCGCCAGTTTTTGCCATGTTTCGCGGCTTGCTTCTAAATCCTTGTATCGCTTTTCTAGCAGCGCTTTTTCGGCGCGCAATGTGTCAATTACACCGCGCAAATAGTCAACTATTTCAATAGGTGTTGCCCCAGTTTGTTTATCATCAAACGCGCTCATTTCAAGCGCTCAATGATCTTGCTTGCTTCATGCGATTTAAGCAGCTCTAACACGGCGCTGTCATCGTCAAGGTTAAGTTGAATCATCTCAAGCAATGCCAGGTCATCCATGCCTTTGTCTTTGGCAAGTTTCTTGATGTAACCGATCTGTTTTGGCGTGGCAAATGCACCAGAGGGTATGTGCACAGGATTCTGCCGTGTATCGGTTGGCGTGCTTAAACGCTCTACCTTTTGCATCTCATTGCGTGACGGTCTCGGGCCACTAGCGGGAGCCTGTAACGGGCAGTTGGCAATAGCGCGACCAATAGCGCTCGTCTCACAGTTCTCAACAAACGACGTGGCATTGACACCGCGGTCGCTTTTGATTTCTTCCGCATAACCTGTCGCGACTGGCACTTTGTCGTCCTTGTCTGCATATAGTTCGCAATAGAACACGCAAGCATCGCCTGTGTAGTTCATCATGCACGTGTAAACGCGCCCGTTCGGATATGCAGCCCACCAGCGGACTAGGCGTTGCTCGACTGTTTCGTAGTTGCTTAGGTCAAAGCCCATCAGATGCCTGCCCAGACGCTTAGACGTTGTGCATGGTCATGCGCGCCACCGCGCTGGGCGTATGCCAATTCGCCTGTGTTGCGGATAAGGCCACGACGTGCAGCTGCGTTAAGTCGCCCAGCGATGCCTTTCGTAACAGGAAACTGATCGCCGAGGTGCTTCCAAATGTCGTCGGATGTAAAGAACCCTTTTGTGCGCGCAACGTGCAAGATCGCAGCATCAACTTGGTTTTGTTCAATCTTTGTCCAACGCGCATCAGCAGACGACTGTGACGCCAACATGCCTTGGATGAATGGCGCTTGTTTTCTTGCCGGCACACGGCCGTCACATACGAAATGTG